TATGTTATAGAAGACTTTTTATTTTTTGTTTGTTTAACTTGTCATAAAGAACAAGTTTAGCACCAACATGAAGTGGCTTAGGGTATGCATCAATTTTAACCCAACAATACCCTGAGCTTTCCCCGTTTAATCTAGGCGTAAATTCCTCATCAACGATAATTGCAAAACTGTGATATTTGAAGTCTTTTTCTTCTATTGTGTAGCAGTTTATTGGAACAATCTTATGGGCGGTAGCATCAATACCAGTCTCTTCCATAATTTCACGGGTAAGGGCTTCTTTATTTGTTTCGTTTGCTTTTTTCTTTCCGCCAAAAAACCCCCAAATTTTATGTCGTGAACGTAGTTGTAATAACATTCTACGAGTCTTTGCTGACACGATCATTGCACCGAGTGCTTCTTTATAAGTAGATTCTCCAGAAGCCATCACTATATGTTCCTTGACCGGTAATCGCCCATGCTTGAGTTGTTCCATTGAATGATAATTGTTGGGTGCTTGCACTATTGTAAACAGTTTCAACACCAGATGTTGTTGCACTTGCATCAAAACTAACTGCCCAGGATGTTGTAAATGCAATAATATCATTTGTACTACATGTTAACCCGCCCCAATTTGAGTCGTTAGTTACTCCAGCAGATACAAGATATTTTTGTCCACTTACACTGGCTGGTAATGTTCCATCACCTGGATAATTTACACTTGGATCAATATACATGTCTACTGAACCTTGACTGTTTGATGGTAAACTATCTGCATCAGCCGCAAATGCTAACGAATTTACGTCGCCAGTATCTGTTAAAAGTCCAATTATATCTGCAGAGTCGTTAAGTGGATCATCACCTACTCTTAATCTAAGTTGACTTGCACCGCTAGTAAATTTTCCATATTGTTTTAATACTTCTAGCCATGTTAAAGTTGCTCCACCAAGGCTAACTGAATCTTTTAAAGTAACTCTACCATTTTCATAAGTTATTTGCATGTGTTTACCAGTTATAACAGTTGTTCCAGCAGGATAACTTGGCGTTGTTTGATTTGCTACAAATTCCGCTATTTCTGAACCATCTGCGGCCGCCGCAATACTTGCAATAATAGTATGAATAAGTTTCTGATGGCTAACTTTACTTGGTGCACCTAAGTATATAGGCATTGTATAAGTTAATGTAGAAATATCTATATTTTCTTCTGTTCCAACTGGAATGGCATTTGATGACCAACTTATACCAGTTAATTCTACATACGTTAGTGATGCCCAATCAAATATATTATCATTACTAAGCAAATTAATAGCAGGATTGAATAATACTAAAATTTGTTCAAGTATCATCAATTTTTGTTCTGTGTTGCTTGTTGCAATGTCCAAATTCATTGTAAGCAGATATGGAACTGGCATTAACCTTTTAATTGCATACCTATTACCAGGTTCGTCTGTATATGTTTGCGTATCCTCATCAAATTCTTTTTCTATTGCATATACAGTATCAGATCCATGTGGATTTAACCTGTATTCTGAATTTGGTTGTAAATCTTGGACATAACATGACATCATTGGAACAGTATTTGCCATATTTTCGGAATTGTTACGAATAATACTTTGTACCATTCGTGATGAACCACCGTATACTGTAGGAAGTTTTCGTATTACTTGTGTGGCTGCATCTTCAGATATTTTAACACTAAAAGTACTAAAAATAGCCATAAATTGTTTTATAAACTTTCGCAGTTGTGCGTCGTACCAATAATCCATTATACATCCGTTTTAGGTTTTATAACATTACTAAGTCCTTGGACAGTTTCAAACGTAGTGCCGTCGTTATTAGTAATAGTACTATTGTCATTAATATAATCTGATGCAGTAAACATTTCACTTTCTGGACTTGGCGTAGGTGCATTTACTTCAATTGGTACCCATACATTTCCTTGTTTTTCATATAATGTTTGTGGATGCATGTCAGTCCGTATAACTCGTGTCCCCTCACCAGCATTTAAAGGGAATGTTGTCATTGAATGAATTTTTTGTGTATATGTAGAATCTACTGGACCATGGGCCATACCAGTATATTCCAAATGTCCTGTGTATCGTTTGCCAGTTGGGTTATCTTCTCTTGCATCTAATACATTTGCTTCAGCAATCGCATCTAAAGTTTCTCTAACACTAACCGCACCATCTTCTTTTTCAAATATGTCTCTGTATTCTTGTGAGTCTGTAAGCGGTGTTGCTTTTACTCTCCACAAATGTGGAAACCAAGTTGGACTAAACCCTTCAGCAGGTCTGTTTCCTTCTTGTACAACATAAAACTTTTTAATTGGATCTGCATCAACATCTAATCCATAATCTTCAAGTAAATGTGGCATTTCCAATACATCACCAGTCATTAATTTGCGTTCCATAATATCAACCATACTTGATAAATGGAATGTAATAAAAAGTGTATCACCAGTTAAAAATATACCAAACTGAGTAAGATCAAAGTCAGAATCTTGTACTTGATATGATCCTCTTAGTTCATATACTTCATCGGTGTATTTTCTAGTTCTATTTTCTTGGAAAAGAACATCTTGAATGGTGAGCTCGCCATCTGCTTCACCATCAGTTGTTTCAGGACCAATATATTTGTGGACAAATATTCCAGTACCACCCATTTCAAATTGTTCCTGTGCGGCTCGATCGAAATATTTAAAATCGTTTGTTTTATTTGGTCGCCATAAACTAATTCTAGGCATTTGCTACTCCAATTCGTATTTCCATATAACCTCAATATTATTTATTAGAATAAATACTCGTAACGAAATCTAATAGAGGTACGTTATGTTAATACGTGAAGTAATTGTTGAGCAACAATTAAATGAAGGTTGGTGGGATAATTTTACTGATTGGGCAGGAAAAGTTATTAGTAGTATTGCCGCTGATGTAACTGGTGGTGCAATAGGACAACATTATAGAGGAAAACGTGATGACAAAGGCAATTTCATTCCAGGAACCGCACCTGATGAAGTTGCATCAATTATGGAACCACCTGCTCCAGCAAAAACACGTACATTAAGACGTGGATCACGAGGTGCTGACGTTAAAGCCATGCAAAAAGCAATGAATTTAATGGGTTTTGATACTGGTAATCCAGATGGTGCTTTTGGTCCAGGTACTGAAAAAGCAGTAAAAGCAATGCAATCAAAATTAGGTTTAAAGCCTGATGGATTAGTTGGCCCAGGTACACGTAAAGCAATGACACAAGCACACCACGGTAAAGCACTTAATAAAGCTCAAAAAGCAAAACTGGCGGCCGCTAAAAAAGCAGGAACGGTAGACAAATTTGGTACGTCAGATAAAGGTCCAGAAAGCAACATATTACAAATTAAAAGCAAAAAAGTTTCCGACGATATTTTTGGCAAGGGTGCCAAAGATGCAAAAGCATTTCAAGTAAGCTCAGCAACCATGCAAAAAATTAAACAAGTATTACCCAACGATAACGCCGCCCAAAAAAGTGCAGTTCAAGAATTACTTCGTTCACGTGCTCTTGGTACAAAAATATTTCAAGTTTCAGGTCAAAATGGTGAAAGACTTGTTCTTAAAAAAGATATAGATTACTAAAAAGGTACATCATGAAAATAGCAGACTTATTAACTGAATCAAAAATATTACGTGAAAAGTTTAAAACACAACGTAAAGGCTCCAAAGGTCCAGCAGTTAAAGAAACACAAAAAATGCTTATTCAACTAGGGCATTTAGCACCAACTTGGACATCAAAAAAATCTGGTAAATCATATCCTAGTGATGATGGTAATTTTGGTGGTGGTACAGCAAAAGCCGCCATGGCATTTCAGAAAGCAAGCGGATTAGATGTAGATGGTATAATTGGACCTGCAACTCTTAAATCAATGATGGGTGCAGTTGAAAAGAAAACTTCTAGTGGATTAGTTGCTAAACATAAACCCGGAATAGACGCCGCAAAGGCTGATAGAGATGCAACTATTGCTAAGGTGTTAGATAAACGAGAAGGAACAATATTAGACCGTTTACTTGCCCAAAAAATTAAACCAAAAATGAAACCTCGATACTCAACATTATATCCACAAGTTGCTCAAATGGTTAAAGCACATGGTAAAAATTCTGTTGCTGGTGCGGAAAAGATGGCAAAGGGTATACTTCATGCAAAATGGGCACTTGATGTTAATGCAATGACTTTCGATCAAGCATTTGCAGAAATGTTACGAAGGTCAACAGACATGCCAGAAGCAGATGTTCAACATGTAACTAAAGAAGTTATGACATCGAGAAATGAAATTTTAGCAGTCCAAAAAGGGACAACAGACGCTGCGGTAGCAAAACATGGTAACGCCGAGCAA